CTGCCTGTTCAGCTTGAAAGCGAATGCCTCTGCTACAGCCTCGCCTTCATCATCTTTTTTATCAGAACCTACCAGCCAATCCCTTCTATTCAGCGCCTCGATCCCGCAAAGAGAGTCAATCACCCCCCCCATCAGCGGCTCTATCGAAGGCGGAATCCCTTTCTCCCTCTGTGCCAGCAGGACGGCAGCGTCTAACTGGTTGCCGTCTATGTAGTCCATTTCTTTGTCTGCTCTGCTTCTCCATGCTGGCTGATTGAAGATTTCTTCCAGCCAATTTGTAAAGATCTCAAGCGTACATTCTTTCATGCGACTCTCCAATTAACCGGAGGGGGGATTCGTCTCTGTCGCTTTATCTCGTTTCTCATGGACCCCTCATTACAGGCTATGTATCGGAAACAATCGGCACCGTGACTGTGCTCGTCATGCAACGGAGCACCTGCGGTCTGTGTGGTGCGATTGATTGACCTCTTGTACCGCTTCAAATGCTCAACCAACTTCCCGGTTTTCTTCTTGTCGAAGTACGTTCTCGCCAGCATCATTCGGGCAAGCCTGATCCCGCCCTCAACGTCAACCTCGATAATCGACTCTCTACCAGGCACAACCCAGCCAAGAGCGGTAAACGTATCAGCGCAGGTCTTGCCACCTGATGCTATGTTCCCTGAAAAACCATCGTGAGGCAGGAACACCCCCCCCCAGTTGTATTCTCGTTTCTTTAACTGAATCGAATACCAGTCAAGGGTTTTATGGTCGCCCTCAAGGTAGTCAATGACTCTCACTTCGCTCAGGTTCCGCTGCACCATCGCAATCGAAAGAGTATCGTTCCAGCCAAGGTCAACAACGACATGCACCTTCAGAATCGGATCGTAGGGGACATTGCAAATTCTGCCCTCATCCTGTGCCGCCTGCATCTCGTCGTAGTAAATCGCACCCTCTGCTGCCGGTCTGCATTTCCCTTCCCAGATGTTGGGGTAGTCTTTCGGGTAGTGTTTCTGGCAATGAAGACGTTTGCGTTCCTGTATCTCGTTATGCCAAGGGTTATCAGAGTAATTCACCTGCACTATTATGCAGTCTTCAGGTGTGTTGATTGCAAAATACTGGTGGATTGGGTCGGTATCCAAATCAGGGTTGTATGTGACCCATATCTCTGATCCATCTTTACGAATGGTCGGTATTAAAATCTGTAGTGATTTGGTTGATATGCTCTGCCCCTCTTCAATCCAACAGATGTCAGCACCCTCAAAAGATTTTATAGAGTCTGCCGTCAAGGTGGAAAGACCGGAGAAGGTAATAAGCGTGTCGTTCTTTCTGCCCCTTATTTCATTGTCAAGGACATCGTAATAGTCCTCCAACTGCATCAGTTTTATCTGATCCGACAACAACCGATGCACCGAGTTCTTGATTGACTCCTGCACCTCACGGACGCAGATGATACGCTTAGACGATGACGTTCCTAATACCAGCAGCGCCCTGGCGAACGACCAGCTCTTCCCGCTCGATCTACCACCTTTTGCCACCTTGTATTCGTGAGGCTCAAAGAGGAACCTGAGCTTGTCGGGGATGTCTACGGCTAGTTCTGACAATCAATCACTCCAAACATCTTCACCGCCAGCGGCTAAGTACACCGACATAAGTCTCTCGCGTAGCGCAGGAAGACTTTCTCGCAATGCCTTAAGGTGCAACGCAGGGTGTAATTGCATCGACATGGCTGCGATAATGTTTTCAAGGTCATCAATCACTTCGGCTATCTCTTCCATCTATTCACTCATCTCTTTGCGGCCAGCCCCAGGCAAGGACGGTGGGTCTGCTTCGCCGCACTATTGCGGTTATTCCGTGACATGCACCACACTCAGAACGTCATTAATTACCCAACCTGCGATGGTGGACGACTTGATGAGCAGGTCGTGCGTGTCGATCTGGGGGTGATAGGCCAGGACAGTCTCAACTATCTTCAGGCGTAGGGTCTGCTCGTGCTGCTTGTCTACCATTTCTATCTCTGTCATGTGATTCACTCGGTTGTGGTTACTCTTTTGCGGCCAGCCCTTATGTCGGCTTGCTATCTTGTTGCCGCACTATTGGCGGTTTCTCATGCCCTATCCTGAATGTCTACGTCAGGACGGATGCAACCAATTACCTCGTTAGCCAGATAGTCGGCCAGGTACGCGATGACCTCAGAGTTCTCTATGCTGATCGGGATACCCCGTGCCTCGCATATCTGATGGGCCATGTGGATGCACTCGTGAAAGATTACCCGGATGCTGTGATTCCGCAGAACCAACACGAAGTAGGGGCAACCATCTTGACCCATTAAGACGCACGACCGGCCATTGTCATCCCACGCCTCTTCAATGCCGCAATCGTCAAGGAAGGCATTACTCTTCACGAAATGGGCGAAGTGCTTCCTCTTGTGCAGGACGAGAATCTGCATGCCGTGGAAAAAGTCTATGGCGATGATCGGGGCGGACTTCTTGGCTCTCATAAACGACTCAGCGGAAAATTATAAATCGCTCCCTATGATGAAGGGAGGGTGCAACCGGCGAGCGCCCCCCCCCCTATCGACTTTTGGCCCATCATCCTGACCCATACATGACCCCGAATCTGGGCAAAAACCACCTCGATACCCATTTTCAGATCGCGTATCATATCGCATGGTTAGTCAACTTGCTCCACTACAGATATACCGACAATAGCGGGCAGGTTGAGAATGCTTCCTGTATGTGTTAGGCAGTACGACCCGACACAATGGACGACTGATATATAATCAGTTGTTCTATATGCGCCATGCCTTGCTACCATTGAGTTACAGGTCATCATCTGCTTCAGTGGTTGCGGATATTTGCGGCAGTGGGGTTCCGTCGCACTCGATCACCGGCTGAGATGGTACGGGAGGCAGGGCACTGACCAGGCGGATGGATATGGCCTCGATCTCGGTGCGGCCACTGTTCCGATTGTCATTTTTGCTTTCAGTCCGGGTGTTTACGTGGTTGTGGTGGTTGACTGCATCGAAGATATAGACGCTCCGGTCCATCGCTCCTGCTGCTGCTGCCTGGAACTTATAGTCCTGCATCCTCAACTGTGTGCTTTTTGACACACCCGAAAACGCTTCACCTCGCCGCTCGATCTCATTCCATAAATCCTTGGAATACATACCGATGTGGTATTGCAGTCCAGCTACCGTGGGCAGGAACCCGACCTCAGCGCACTGTGCGAAGTACGAGTCCACCGCATCCTGCAACTCTTCTGGTGTCTCATATATAGGTGGTCGTCCTGTCCTGACACATGCGCCGATCTTCTTCAGTGTCTCACGCCGTGCATCTAGCTCTTCTGGTGATATGGCAGGCTGGGGGCTTGGCTTGCGTAGTCTGGGCTGCTTGGAAGCCTTCTTATTGCGCCGTGCCGTCATGGTCTGCATCACCCTTTGATCCCGTAGCCCTGAGCACTCATCCACTCACCGGCCTTGGTCATAGTTTCCTCGTACTCATCAGGACTCATCGTATACCCGCAGCCGCACACATACTCCTGCGCTATTTGCTCCAGTGCGCTCTCACAGTCTGGGCACATAGGCCGGATGGTTGCTGTGGTTGGGGTGATTCTTAGTGCTACCTCTATGTATTTGTCAGGCATATGCTTCCTTAGCATCTCTCGTTGCAACTCGCGTAGGTTGTAGACTGGTCTTGTGCCCTCTGGCATATCAGTCCTTATTTATCAGGTCTTCGTATCGCTCGGAGAGTATCGCGCCGGGGTATGCTTTCTCTGGCACTCCATACATAACCGCCGCTATTGCTTGGTTAATAGCCTGTCGGTCTTCGGCTGTCTCGTCATCCCTGGCATCAATAATGCTAACTCCGTAGTTCTCATTGTCGAACACCACTGGGCAGGCAGAGAACAGGTGGCCACTCATCAGTGCCATAACAGCGCGGCTGAATCGACCCTCACCAGCACATGCAGCATCTTCGCCCGATTGTGTGCGTATGACTGTTTCAGCGTTCAATCCTTGGTTGCTCTGTGCATCATCCATCACGGCATCGCACGTAGAATATACCTTGCCGTACCAGTCTGCTGAGTCTTCCCGGTCTATCGCATCATCAGCCCATGCCACAGCCTCAGCCACGGTCATAATATCTTCTATATCCGTCATAGCCGCTCGTCCTCGTATGGATGGGGGATGTCTATAGCTCCCCATGAGTTCGATGCCTGCCAAGTCCATGAAGTCCCGTTATCCTCAGATACCCCAATTTCACCATCCCAACTCAGACCCGACATAGTGTCGCTCATGACGGCACCAGAGGTCGGACCATGTTCTTTGGAGCCGCCAGCAGGATTTGAACCCACAACACCCAGGGTACAGGCCTGGTGTTCTTCCGTTGAACTATGACGGCTGTCCCACTTGATTGCGTCAAACCTTTCCCGGTAAGCATCGTTGGGGTATCGTGTATAGATCGAGCCTTTGTTAATCTGCATCAGTCCTCTCGCTCCCAATCATTCCGAAACCTTGTCCATTCGTCGCCGCCATCCATATCATCTAATGGATCATGCGCGTAGTCCCGGCCTGTTTCATCCATTCTTTCGTCAGGCAGGTCGCTGAATATATCAACTAAATCCTTCACTTACTTCCCTTTGGTGGAGCCATGAGGGGTCGAACCTCAAACCTATTCGGTACTGCCGGGTTACAGCCGGGTGCCTTAGCCAATTCAGCCATGTCTCCATTTGGTGCCCCTGAGAGGATTTGAACCTCTAAAACACTGGGTCTAAGCCAGCTCTCTTTGCCGTTTGAGTACAAGGGCTTTGCTACTCTGGCGGAAGATAGACGAATCGAACGCCCTGGTTTAACCCAGCCTCGGTTTTCAAGACCGATTGCCGCCCATGCAGCGGTATCTTCCACTTGGCGGAAGGTACAGGATTTGAACCTGTGCAACGTCTCCGTTGACCTATGATTAGCAATCATGTGCTATACCTCTCAGCCAACCTTCCTATCTCTCTTTTTTCTTCATACCCTATAATTATATCATTTTCTAACAATCTATGCAATACATTTTTGTGTTAGGCAGTAAAGAAAAAAATATAGGTTATGCGCCGAGCCTCGTAATGTTAATTATATTCGGGGTTGCATCGTACCCACACTCTCTGGCTTTTGCCCTCATCATCTCATTTAACTCGGAAATATCCCCATCTCTCAACCAGGGCCGCACATCTATCGTCTGCGTACAATGGGCGTAGGAACTCCCAACGCTCCACACATACGTAATAGAATAGCTCGTCTTCCACCCACACGCTCTGGCAACCCTGGCTATCAATCGTCTCACTATTTTGCCTCTTTACTGGGTTTAGCCTCAAAAGTATGCCCACACTTCGGACACTCAACCACATCACCCTGTTGAATGCTCACGTTACCGTAAAACAGGATCACGATGAACAGTATCCATCCCCAACCCGACAACCCCTGGCTAATCACCCATGCAGCGGCCCATATACACAGGGCGAACGATAGGAAAAACGCAGTGTATACAATGGTTGCATTCATCAGTTATCAGTCTCCATAAACCCATCGCAAGCCTCAGCCCGCTCCACCATCATTTTCAGGAACCTCGCACACTCCCCGAATAGCGCATCTTCCCCAACCATTTCCAGCAGCAACGCAAACTCCACCTTGGCGTACTGCTTTATTGCCGCCCACTCTGCGTCATGGGGGGATGATGATTCTATTTCCTCAGCTTCGAGAATCATGTCTATCTGGTCGCTATCTAGGATGGTCGTCATTTGATCAGGATTCCGACATCAGGCAATCATCACACCTAAACCCGTTGATGGCGTGTTTCCCAAATGCAAAACAATAATCCTCAAGGTCTCCGGTCTCATCCGGGATGCACTCGGGAAGAAATGCCCTGCAAACCGCGATAGCGCTTTCTCCATCTTTCCTCCGCCAGCACATGATGGGGTCTAGCGGCTCAATTTTTATTGTGATCATTTCCCCAACCTCGCATTTAGTTTCCACTCAACAGGCATAAACGTAGCAATTGCCTTCCTTTTCTTGTCCCATATCGCCACGACAGAGACCCCTTTCACCTCTATCAGCCACATACTCCTATTGCTTGAGCACCTTTCTATAGGCTTCAACGGCTTACACTCTCCCACCTGTTCTTGTTTTGTTATGCACAGGCAAGCGTCTCGGTAAACGTGTCGGTTGAAAGGCATATCAAACCTTTCGCCCATCCTCCTGCTCGCGTGTTTCTTTAAAATCTTGTGTGTTCTCATTTACACATCAATTATCAAATTCAGCAACCCCCGGTTTTACCCGGGGGCGCATAGTAGCGGACCAGGCTACCTCAAAGACGACCCGCACCGAGCCAATCCCGGCGCAAGGTCAAGGAGCCTACACCAACTCCTTATGCAAGCCATTATACAACATTTGGTAGTATCGTGCAACACAAACCGCTATATATTGTGCTTTAAAAATAATTCACCCGATGAAAAATAATCTTGACACATGCCCCATTGTCGCATATATTAAAGGTAACAGAACAGGATAGCGGCAATTAAGCCGGTGAATAGGAGATGGTCATGAGCTACGGATTAACAATAGTTGCGGCAGAAAGGATTCACCCCTACTTTACGGCATCCCCGTTCTTCCCTGACGATCCCCGCGCCGCTTGGGAAGATGGAAAGAGGAAATACATTGCCGTCCTTACAGGTGCAATCAAAAAGGCTGAGGCTGTTACCATAGAGGAATATTGCAGGATAACCGGCTCGAACATTCTGGAAGAGTAGAACTATGACCAAGGATGAATTAAAAGCCATCCGCCACGCCCTACGCCTGAACGCCGCCGATTTCGGTGCCAGGGTAGGCGTGAGCGGTCGGGCGGTCGAGAAATGGGAGCAGGGTGTCAGGAAGATCCCGCGCCCTGTGGAGATGCTGATTAACTTACTCAAGGAGAACACCATGACAACCCGTGACCAGAATGGCAACATAGTAACCAAGTCAGTCCGCAAAGAGAAAAACGGTTGGAGTGCTACAGTGTGGTTTGGTGGTGCGATGGGACCGGCTACCAACGTCCGCCGATATCTCTACTCTACCAAGCGGCAGGCGTATAACTCTGATGTGTCTGATACTATCGGAGTTAATGGCAAGATTGGCGTTGTTGATGAGGATTGACATGAGACTCTACGGTCAAGCGGCGATCTACTACGCCGACAACAACGGCCACTATCTCAGCACCGCCGACCGGGACGATGTAACCATACCGGAGGCTCGGCGGATTGCTGAGGTTGACCCTGAACTGATTTGGATTGATACTTGGGGGGACTAACGATGAGAAACGAATGGCCGGGAGGATATCGACACGCAATGGACCAGAGCGACCATGAACGATGGAACGCCTCACACTACCCAGGCACACGGCAGATATGCCATAACTGTGGTGCGCCAACTGGGTTTTGCGAAGAGGACGGGTATCATGATGATGATGGATATCCTTACTGCGACGAATGCGCTACTGAGGCAGGATTAAAGGGCGCGTGAATATTCCCCATTGCCGCCGACCATCCCGGAAGGCGGCAAGTCATTCAAGCATCCCTAATAACCTTTTTTGATACACAGATATTAAATCGTCTATATTTTTGGCATCCTTTTCCTCAGCCTTATCCACAGCCCGCGCAGCATCCCGCAGACACCGAGCCAACCCCTTGCGCCTATCGTGCTGGAACTCCGTCACCACATCCCGGTTAATCCCCACCGTGTACGTGCATACGCCGTCTGCTGGTCCGCATTTGTTTATGATTGCTATCATTTTCTCATCCCCATCATCTTGAATAGATCCTCAACCACCTCGCACGATTCCCCAGGCTTCCCCTGCCGCTCGACAATGCCCTCTATCTCGGAGCACCGCTTGCAGATACACACAGTGCCTGGGATGAGCTTCGTGCCCGTTGCCAAGCGCATTACTACTCGGTCGCAGTAGTGGCACAGAATCTCACGCATCTGGATACTCCAACTCGATCAGCATCTGAATATTGTGTATAGCCTTTTCCAGATCCTGCCGCCCGTTCTTTACCCTGTGCCGACACACGTATTTGATGACACACGACTCAGCAAACGTCAGCCTATTCCTCTGGCAGAACTCCCACGGCTGGATTGCCATGTCTTTGTAGTGTCCGCCGCCGACCTGAATGTCAAGCGCACTCCCCCTTGCAGGCTTCTCTTCCCAGTCCATACACAGATCATCTAGTCCGTCCATTTTCTTTACCCCATCTCGGATTTCTCTGGAAGCCCACCACCAGGCCGTTGTATAACACATTTCCCCACCTCTTATGATAAGCCTCAGCCATAACAAAGCCATTCCACACCGCTACCAGTATCGTCACCCACACGGGAGCGTCTACCATTGCGAGGATAGCGCCGATGACGAACGATGTGCCTATGATCACCGGGGGCACGACGACTAGCCACCTCAGCCAGTATCTACTCATCCCCATCCTCCCGATGCCGCACCCGAAACATTTTATGACCACCAGTGCTTTGCGCCTCAAACTGTGCCACAGCAGCATGGGCAATCGACTCGTCCACGTATTTCCCGCGTAACCGCCATTCCTCGTTGACCCAATCCGGGCAATGTCTCCAGCTACTCATCTCCCCGATATAGTCATCGGTATATCTTTCCTCGACCCACCACGGCCTATCCCGCTTCTTCTTCGGTGTCCCGTTGCTTGGGAGGTCGGGGGCTGGAATTTGTCTGAAATCTTTGATCTTCGATTTCTCTGCCTTCGCCCGCTTATCAGACATTGGCACAGCCGTACTCGTTCTCATACTCCCGCATAGCCCGGATGATGCTGGCTGAGTGATAGCCGCAACCGAGCATGGCACGGAATACCAGATCAATGATGCTGTCCGCATCTTCCGGTTGGGTGTCTTCTGAGATGTTCGATGCCTTCGATGCCGTGTCGAGTGTTACAATTTTTACTGATGCCATTACGATATCTCCTTGCGGATATCCTCAGCAAATGACTCAAAAACAGCCATCAAAATCGACGGAGTGTCAGAAATCCATTCCTCATGGCCTGGCCCCATCTTGTCCGTCAGCCACTGCAAGAAATCACCGTAATTATCCCACCCGCTATTCCCTCTATCCCAAGGCATAGTAGTCCCTTTCATGACTGAGGGGCTAATTCCGCACCCTTCCGCCCCATCTAATTTCTTTAGCCACCTCCACCCAGTTCCCTCGTTGCATTGCGCCCCGCACTTATCACAATCCCAATCGTTGCGACCCTCCATAACCGATTCTCCGCAAAAGTCGCACTTCAGAACATCACACCCCATTATGTGCCTCCTGCATAGCCTGCCGTTGCATCCACAACGAGTTTTTGTATATCTCAGGATATTTCCCCTCAACGAATTTCCACAACCTCATCCCCTCGTATCTCCTGCAAAGATAATCGAGACTTACCTCCATCAGCCCGTAGTCACCGTCGATAGCCTCATGCAGCATGAACACGCCGCGCCACTCACTATTCCCCTGCGGGCCTCGATAGTCCTCATCATGCAGATATGCCGCACCACATATCAGCCCACGAATCCGCCTGCCGTTATTGAGCGACCGAGTACCGACCATGTAGGTCTGCTGGTGCCCCTGAACAAAGGAAAAGTTGATATTTTTTAGCCTGGTATCAATGCTCGTTCCCCCGTATGGCCTGCCTGACATTGGATTGTAGTAGTAGTGGCAGAATGATATACCAGAGATGACAACGGGCTTCAGATACTCATGCACCACCCAACCGTGAGCCTCGTAGTTCAGGTCATCCAACCCTATCACTCCCTCCATCTTAGCATCACCATCGACGGCTCGCTGGATTCTGTTTTCGTGATTCCCGAGCGTCAAGTGTTTCTCAGGACGATACAGTTTCTCCTTTCGCTCCTTCCTGGTTGCGTTGTACTCGTCAAGCGGTTTCATGAGCCTATCCATAGCCATATTCGCCGCGCCTACGTCTGCCATGTATCTGCGCCCCTCATGCTGGCGCTTGCCGTAATCGTATGACGACAGGCTTGCCATGTCTGCGAAATCTCCCAACTGAACCACAACGTCTGGCTTCTTCTCCACGATGTATTTGCCAACCCATGACAGATGGTCAGTGGGGCATTCGGGAGTAATTTGCAGGTCGGGGATTACGCAGATTTTCTTCATGCGTTCATCTCTCTCAGAGATTTGGCAATGTCGTCAGTGACGGAGTGATGCCCTACACCCGACCTGACAGCCCGCTCCGCGATATCTTCCCAACTCATCGGCACACCTGACCGCGCCTTGCTCATTAAGCGGCAACAGAAGTTGAGCAGCGCCTTAAAATCCTTGTTCTGGTACGCTCCCTCTTGCGGAAAATGTGCAATTATGGATGTGTCGGAGATGGTCAGGTAGATATTCTCACCGGCTAGGGAGATCCGGCACCGCTTACATGGTTCGCTCTCAATTTCTGCCATCACCACCTCCGAGTTATAACCCGAGCATACA